GAAGAAACCATAGTTTACTTTACCTTATCGTAGATTGTAGTGTCACCATAATCTCGGTGAATTTTGTATCCAACAACTGCACCTTTGGTATTCATCAGTGCAGGCATAAAAACGATTGTGAAGAATACTGCTGGTGCTCCAATAAAGAGCACGGCAACGATCACATAATAAGTCAGCAGTTCAATCAATGAGTTTTCCATAATCTTCTTCAAGGTTTGCAATATTTATGTTAACATTCCTTAACACAGAAGTCAATGAGTGTTTGTGCTCACCCCCAATACATCTGACCGAGTGTGAATAAGACAAATACAAGAACTGTAAAGGCCATCATACCTACACCTGCCCAGATAATCCAGGGTTCCATAGGATGATGTTGATTATTATGAGACATAAAAAAGAGGGTTGTTACACCCTCTGATTATATCAGTTATTCAGTTTTTATCAACCAATAATACTCTGTCTCCACTCTTCACTCATATTCACCATAATGGCTTCTGCTGCCTCTGGTGTTTCAGCATATCCTTCATCAAGAAGGTGTGAAAGGATGATGTTGTAATAATCATAACTATCACGAATACCTTGTCCATCACTTCTTCTTAAACGATTAGGAAATGATTTTTTCTTTGTACTATTATCAGAAACTAACTTACTTCTTTTATCTGATCTTGTTTTATTTAATCTTTCTTCCACATCTGGATTTTGAGCGGAGAAATCTCTTCTATAAAGTTTTCGTTCTATATCTCCTGCACGACCCAGTTTTTCAAGATTACCACTTGATCTTAGTGAGTCTTTTTTGTTCATGATTTTTGCAGCATTTCTTACTTTATAACCCTCTTCAAAAGAATCTACTTCTTCTTTTTGAGTTTTATCTTTTAAGATACTAACCATTTTATCCACTCTTTTTTGTCTCTTTTCCATATTAGATTTAGCTTCACTTTTTTCACCAGCAGACTTAAATGGATTAAGAGTTGTTCCAGCATCTCTTAAAGTATCTTTGGCAAGTCTTGATGCTTTATTTTTAATTCTATCTGTTGGCAATGGTTTATAACCTTCATCCAACTCATTCATAACAACTTCCATATATGCTTCTTGAAGATTGCGAAGTTCTTGTGCGTCCATTTTTATGAATACTTTTTAGGTATTTAGTTCTTATGTCTTTTAACATATTCAATCATATTCCTAATCAAATCAACATCTTCATTTACATATCCAATAGTTCTATTGCATACATTACAAAGAAGTCCTCTTACCTTACCTGTTTTGTGGTTATGGTCAACATAGAAAACATCTACGCCACCGCCCCTACCAGATTTTCTACCTTTCGGGTCAGTAGAACCACAAACAGCACATTTATGTCCCTGTTTTTCTAAAAGATTATTATACTCTTCAATACCAATACCATAAACTCTTTTCAAATTCTCATCCCTCTTTTTTACGGGGTCATAGTTTTCTTGTTGTTTTTTCACATAACATTTCTTACATTTACCGTGATGCCCGTAAGGAGTTCCATTCCTTACTGTCTGGTAAAAATCCGTAAGTGGTTTTAGTTCGTTGCAAATTTTACAGGTTTTCATAGTCATTTAATTAAGTTCTTAAAGTTATTATAGCATAACTTTAAGTATTTAGTCAAGTAGACATAAAAAAAGAGACCCTTTCGGGTCTCTCAAAAACTATTGAGTTTTTATCAACCGATAGAAGGAGCAGTCAGAGCAACAGGTGTTGCTTCAGCAGCAGCCAAATCTAGTGGAAAGTTATGGGCATTTCTTTCGTGCATCACTTCCATTCCAAGTCCTGCACGGTTAAGGACATCTGCCCAAGTATTGAGCACACGACCCTGACTATCCAGAATACTCTGGTTAAAATTCAGACCGTTGAGATTAAAAGCCATCGTGGAAACACCAAGAGCAGTGAACCAGATGCCTACAACGGGCCAGGCAGCAAGGAAGAAGTGCAGTGAACGAGAGTTGTTGAACGAGGCATATTGGAAAATAAGTCGTCCAAAATAACCATGAGCAGCAACAATGTTGTAGGTCTCTTCTTCTTGACCGAACTTGTAACCGTAGTTCTGACTTTCACTCTCAGTGGTTTCACGAACCAGTGAGGAAGTAACCAGAGAACCGTGCATTGCACTGAACAGAGAACCACCGAAGACACCAGCAACTCCAAGCATGTGGAAGGGGTGCATCAGGATGTTGTGCTCTGCCTGGAACACAAGCATATAGTTGAAAGTACCACTGATACCAAGAGGCATCGCATCAGAGAAAGAACCTTGACCGAAAGGATAGACCAGGAATACTGCGGATGCAGCAGCAACAGGTGCAGAGTATGCAACACAGATCCAAGGACGCATACCAAGACGGTAAGAAAGTTCCCACTCACGACCCATATAAGCATAGATGCCGATGAGGAAGTGGAACACAATCAGTTGGAAAGGACCACCGTTATAAAGCCACTCATCGAGAGAAGCAGCTTCCCAGATGGGATAGAAGTGCAGTCCAATAGCATTGGACGAAGGAATCACAGCACCAGAGATGATGTTGTTTCCATACATAAGTGAACCAGCAACGGGTTCACGGATACCGTCAATATCGACGGGAGGTGCAGCGACGAATGCAACAAGGAAGCAAATGGTTGCAGCAAGAAGGCAAGGAATCATGAGAACTCCAAACCAGCCAACATAAAGACGATTATCGGTGCTAGTAACCCAGTTGCAGAACTGTTCCCAAGTATTTGATTGTCGTTGTTGTGAAAGTGTAGCAGTCATTTTCGTTAAAGGGTAAGTAAAATTCCAGGGGGGTCTGGATGATTACAGTATATCCCACACCACCCTCCAGTGTGGGTATGAGAGACGTTTTTATACTCCCCATAGGTCTCGGTTAATGGGAGTTACAAAGATTAAAGAACTGTCACATTCCTTAACCTGTTGTTGTATTTATCATAACACTGTCAGGAAACCCTGTCAAGACCTTATGCCAAAGGAACCATACTGTACCCAGGACCAATATTCGGAACCATCATTTTCATATGTGGATCCCACCTCATATTCTTCTCTTGTCCACTACCCCCAGTTCCAGTTTGTCTCTTAGGTTGTCCTAGATTTTGTTTTGGATCAGTATCGGAGACTTGAGCAATCTGCCCATAATCAATTGTTTGTACTCCAGGGGTAGTACCAGATTCTCCGGGAGGAACTGCACCAGTTCCAGGAAACTCATCACCATACATTTGACGAACATACTCATCAGATGCTTCTAACATCTCCTTTATTCTCTTTTGCTTTTCTTCAGGAGTTAAATCACCACTACCAGTTCTAACAAAAGATGTTGCTTCGGGACTATCAAGAGGAACGAACACATTCATAGGTGTTCTTCTTTGGAATCCAATATTAGAAACTCTCCAATTTCCATATCCTGTTGTTTGTCCTTCAGACCCCGAAGAAATCCAAGATATAGCTAAATTTGGAATTCGATAACCATCCGGAATAGTAAATGAATATGTTCCAGAAGATGATGGTACAGAATAGAACGTACCTTGATTAGATCCTATAGTAAAAAATCCAATAAATAATGAACCTGTTCCTGGAGTTAAATCAAATACGATAGTATCGTAATACGTAGTATCATATATTAATCCACCAGCTGCAGCAAAAGTATCTGGATCATTTGAGTTAGGTCCGAAAGTTACATCATACTCATAAGTTGAAAGAGTTGTTTCTCCAGTAGAAGGTAGAGTTGTACCAAGAACTCCATCTGTAGTCATACCCTCAAAAATCTCTGATCTCCAATTAGAATACAAATGGCTATTTTTACGGGTTAGTTCTTCTAATAATTTCTTGTTTTTTTCTTCTTCAATTTTTTTCTCTACAAGTTTCTGATGATGTTTTTTCTTAACATCAGTCATATCAATATGTCTAAGAGCTCGTGAATAAACATTCATAGGTAGTAGAGATATGAGTAACACATATAACAAATATTTCATTTTAATGAAACTTTTTACTATTTATTTTAACAGATAATCTAAATACTTAAAACTGCTTTCCCACCAATGCCAAGGGAATGGAACACTCCTGTCAGGGAACCTTGGAACGCACCAATACATAATACACTTAAAGCAATAGACAATCACACTCAAGAATACTTCAAGAGTGGAGATGAATGGCATTTAGAAAAAGCAGAAATGCTTAGATCTTATCTTACAGAACTTAAAAACTGGATTCATAAACAAGAAGGAAGATGAAAGGAATTCTTCTAGAAGTACTAATTATTGCAAGACTTTTAACTAATGATGGAATAATTCTTGAGAATAGAAGACCTCAACCAAAAAGACAACCAGCAGAAGTTATTAGGTTTATTCGAAGACCAGCAAAAAAAGGTAGAAAATTCAAAGAAAATCCATGAATAACCGTAAATTTAAAGACAATATTTGTATGGTTGCTTTTGTCAGAATGGCAGTGTTGATTTGGTCTGCTGGTATGCTCACACTTGGTTATATGGGAGTAATGAATAAGATGGATCCTACTTTTGTGGCAGCAGTATTCACATCCACCTTATCCACATTTGGTATTGATGCCCAGAGAAGAAGAGAAGAAGAATTACATTCCTCTTCCAGCTCTAAAAAACCTAAATGCGGTAACACCAGCACTCCCTAAAGCAGCAAATATTGCTCCTAGTC